CAAAACGGCATGTCCTACTGGACTTGAAAAAGGATCATTATCCTTCATGCCTAATCCTGGACAATTATGTATTTTTCCATCCAACCTATTACATACGGTTTATCCCTTTAAAGGAGATGGGGAACGGCGGTCTGTAGCCTTTAATTCTCATTGGAATGCCCAACTTAAAAGTGGGAAAATGTTTGATAAAGCCATGCGACACCCCTCGGACCAAAATCATGAAGAATATAAAAAAACACTAAGGAGTAAAAGTGAAGTCTCAGGCTTTGCCGAACGTAAACAGAGAAGCCCTAATAGCGGAGATTCAGAAACGGAAAATAAAGTCTGAAAAACCTCAATTTGTATTTGAGGAATTTTGTTTTGATAAGCAAACAGAATTTTTCCGTGGCGATGGTTCAAGATTTAGAACTACTGTATGTTCTCGTAGAGCAGGTAAAACTGTTGGCATAGGTGCTGATATGGTTGATACTGCTAGAGCTGAACCTGAAGTTAATTTACTCTATATTACCATAACTCAGCAACAAGCCAGAGCTATTATATGGTCAGATTTACTTAAGATAATTGAAGAATATGAAATAGACTGTAAGGTAGATAATGTAAGACTAACTATAACATTTCCTAACAAATCTAGAATTTACATAGCAGGAGCGAAAGATAGAACAGAGATAGAAAAATTTAGAGGTTGGAAACTAAGAAAATGTTACATAGATGAGTGCCAATCCTTTAGGTCATACTTAAAGGAACTCATAAATGATATCATAATCCCAGCCTTAAGGGATAAACGTGGTGGTTTGTGTCTCACTGGTACTCCTGGACCAGTTAAAGCTGGAGTATTCTACGAATATTCTCAATCTAAAAACTGGAAGTCCCATCACTGGACAGCTTTTGATAACCCTTATATGCATTCCCCTCCTGATTTGGACCTGGAGGAGATTCTTCGTGAAGAGCGGATTATTAGGGGCATTGATGAATCGGACCCTTCCTATATTAGAGAGACTTTTGGAAGATGGGTTGAAGATAAGGATGCTCTGGTTTTTAAATTTAGTAGGGCTAAAAATACTTATACTGCTCTACCTACTACAGGAGAATGGAACTATATTATTGGAATTGATATTGGGTACAACGATTCAGATGCTATTGCTGTTATAGGATACAATACGCATCACAAGAAAGTTTATTTAGTTGATGAACATGTCAAAAACAAGCAAAATATCAGTCAATTAGTAGCCGTAATTAAAGAATATAGGGACGAGTATAACCCAATTCGCATGGTCATGGATGCAGGAGCATTGGGTAAGAAGATCCAGGAAGAGCTACGTATGCGTCATGGGCTTAATATTGACGCTGCAGATAAGGCTAGAAAAGTGGAGTTTATTGAGTTATTGAATGATGATCTTAGAACAGAAAGGTTTAAGGCATTTAATAAGTCATTATTTGAAGAAGATTGCATGTTAGTCCAGTGGGATAAGGACTCTAGGATTAGGAATCCTGAAAGACCAAAGATATCAGATACTTATCACTCCGATATTTGTGATGCTGTACTGTATGCGTGGAGAGAATGTAGGCATTACTTATCTGAAAAGCCAGAAATAAAGCCTAAAGACGGTACAGATGCCTATATGAAGGAGTTGGAAATGAAAGAAGCCTTAGAGTGTGAAGAAAAAAAGAAAGACCCATACGCTTTTGAACTACAAAAACTATATGAGGAAGATATAGAAGCGTTAGACAATATAATAGACGAACAATAGGAGACAGCTATGTTAAAAAATCTAGAAGATATAAAGTTGTTTATAGAATGGTGTAAAGAACATAAAGTAAAGTCATTTAAGGCTGAAGATGTTCAATTTGAACTATCTGAATTAGCATTTATAGAAAATGTTACAGATTATAGTGAAAAACTGCAAACACCAGCAGATGAGTCAAACTTTGAAGAAGAACAACAGAAAAAAGAAGAGGAAGAACTATTATTTTGGTCCTCCAACCTTTAGGAGTAAGTTTTGCATTCTGAAATAAATGGAAGTCGATGGTGGTTAGCAAATAAAAATAGCTTATATCAAGAATTATTTTCATACGTAAGTGCTTTAGATGGTCGCCAACAATATAGGGCTTCTGATAATCTTAGATTTACAAGATTATATGGAAACTACGAACAGATGGGTCTTGGCGCTTATAACTACAGTAGAGTCGAAGCTTCAAGTGGAGTTTCTAATAGAGTTACTCTTAACGTTATTCAATCTTTAATTGACACGGTTACATCAAAAATTACTAAAAATAAACCTAAAGCAACTTTTTTGACTTCAGGAGGTGATTTTAGTCTACAACGTAAAGCTAAAAAGTTAACAAAATTTGTAGAAGGTATTTATTCTTATTCTGATTTTTATGAAAATGCTGCAATGGCTTTTCAAGATTCCTGTATTTATGGTACAGGCTGTATTAAGATTTTTATAGAAAATGGTGAAATAAAAACAGAAAGAGTTTTTATCAATGAAGTTAAAATAGACGATGTTGAATCGTACTACGGAAAACCTCGTCAAATTCATCAAGAAAAATTTATAGAAAAATCCGTATTAAAAGCAATGTTTCCTAGATTTGAAATGCAAATAGAGTCTGCATCTTATCCCGATTCTCAAAGCTATGGTCAAAGTGCTACAGCTAAGGATATGATTAAAGTTATAGAATCGTGGCACATTCCCTCTGGACCTAAAGCAAAGGACGGTAAACACACAATTTGTATCTCCACAGCTACTTTATTTGATGAAGAATACAATAAAGACTATTTCCCATTTGTATTTTTTCGATGGGGTGAAAGACCTGTAGGATTTTTTGGTCAAGGTCTTTGTGAACAACTACAAGGTATTCAATTAGAAATTAATAAAATTCTTAGAACTATTCAGGTTTCAATGCACTTAGTATCTATTCCAAAGCTTCTCGTTGAGGCAAGTTCTAAGATCGTATCCTCTCATTTAAACAACAGAATTGGCGGAGTTATAAAATACGCAGGAACTCCTCCAGTTTATGCTCCTTTAGGTTCTATCCCACCTGATTTATTTTCTCACTTAGATAGACTATACCAAAGAGCTTATGAGATTTCCGGTGTTTCCCAACTTTCAGCTCAATCTTTAAAACCTTCAGGGTTAGATTCAGGTAAAGCCTTAAGAGAATTCAATGATTTAGAAACAGAAAGATTTATGTCTGTAGCCAAAAGGTATGAAAAAGCTTTTATGAATGCTGCAGAAATAATTATAGATATGGCTAAAAGTCTTTATGAATCCGAAGGAGACTTTAGAGTTAAGGCTAAAGATGGTAAATTTATAGAAACTATAAGCTGGAAAGATGTGGACATGGATGCTGACAAGTATATGATGCAAATATTTCCTACATCAGCCTTATCTCAAACTCCAGCAGCAAGATTATCAGATGTTCAAGACCTATTAGCTGCAGGATTTTTATCAAAAGAAGATGCTCTCAAACTTTTAGATTTTCCCGATCTAGAAGCTTCAATGAATCTACTTAATGCAGATGCTACTAATTTAGAGAAAATCTTAGAAACTATGATGGATAAAGGAGAATACTTTCCTCCTGAACCTTATCAAAATCTTGAAAATGCTGTTCGTAAAACTCAGCAAGCCTATCTAATGTATAAGGTGCAGGGTGCGCCTGAAGATCGTTTAGAGCTTCTCAGACAGTATATGGAGGATTGCCAAAACTTACTAGAAAGAGCGCAAGAAGAAGTACCAACACCACAACAACTAACACAACAATTAGCAGAGCAGGGGGCAGCCACGGCAGCCGCCGAAGTAGCTGAAAATATTCCAGATGAGCAAAATCTTCTAACCTCCGGTGCCTTAGACTTAAGTGAGGAAGAAGTGCCTGTTCCAGAAGAAGAAATAATAGAAGAACAAACTAATATAATAGAATAACAATAAGTAGATCATTAGATCGGGCAATAGCCCAGTAAGCTAAAGGAGTTAAAAATGGAAAACAATAGTCATGAACACCTAAATGATGTGGTAACGAACCAAGAATCTGAAAATTCTGCTTCTGAAGAGGTTGAATCTTCTTTGGATAGGGCAAATGAGTCTGAAAATACGGATGATTTTTCACGCAAATTTGCCGCTTTAAGTAGAAGAGAAAAGGAAATCAGATCAAAAGAATCAGAATATGAGCAAAGAATAGCTGAATTAGAACAAAGATTTGCTTCTAAAGAACCTAAATCGGAGCCTGAAATTCCTTTTGATGTTCAATTAAGGCAAAATCCTTTGAAGGCGTTGGAGTCTGTAGGTTTAAGTTATGACAAGTTAACAGAGTTAGCCTTAAATGATGGAAACCTTACTCCTGATATGCAAATGAAGCTAATGCGTGAAGAACTAGAAAGTGACTACAAGTCTAAATTTGAAGATTTAGAAGGTAGATTATTAGAAAAAGAAAAAAATGATGAAGAAAGAAGATATGACGAAATTCAAATGAACTTTAAAGATGAAATAGAACACTTTGTTGGTTCTAATAAAGAAAATTTTGAACTAATAGAGGCAAACGAAGCAACCGATGTAGTTTATGACGTAATCGAAGAACACTACAATGAAACAGGCAAAGTCTTAGGTATTGAAGAGGCAGCCTCCGCAGTAGAAAGTTACTTAGAAGATGAAGCTGAAAAGCTCCTAAAACTAAGTAAAGTTCGTTCCAAGTTTAACGCAAGGAATGATGAGCAAGAACCACAAAGACAGTCGCAAGTAACCCTGTCGAACGCCCACTCTGCTCAGGCGAATGAAAGAGTAGATAGACAGCTATCAGAAGAAGATTCAAAAAGAGAAATGGCACGAATGTTACAATGGGATGAATAATAACTTAAACTTAAAGGAGTTTTAAAATGGCACTCAATATGACAACTTTTGCTGCAGCCTTAAAGCAGCATTACACAGATGAAAAAATCGAAAACATGGTCTACAAGGATAATCCATTCTTGGCTATGATTTCAAAATATGAAGATTTCGGTGGCGAAAACCTTAAGCTTCCTGTAAAATACGGGATTCCAATGGGTCGATCTGCTACTTTTGCTAATGCTGTATCGAATAAAACCGCTTCACAGCTTAAAGCATTTTTACTAACCCGAAAAGCCGACTACGCTATTGCTTCAATCGCTAACGAAACTATAGAAGCTTCTAAAGGAAATGCTAACGCATTCATTGAAGCTGCTAC